TGTAAGTGAAGTTGCGATCAACGTTACTGCCGTCTGAATCCAGCACGTCAAGATCAAAACCACTAGCCGTCACGTTGCTGACGTTGACCCGTTCACCGTTGCCAAGATTCTGCACCGTGATGCCAATGCTGGGCAGGAAGTTATTGAGGTTGCCTAGCGCCGACGTGCCAACAAAGAAGGCATTGTCAAAGGTCACCGACTTAGTGCTAGTGCCTGATGCGATGGGCTGGCTGATCTCCTCCCTGCGTTGGAAGCTGGTTTCATATCCCAGCTGGTCAATCAAGATGTTCTGCGCGATGTCAGCACTGGTTAGCTCAGCCTTGAATTGGAACGCACGGCCTTGGAACGTGCCAGCCACGAACTCCTGCCAAGCCGTATAAGTCGGAGACCCTGAAGGATCGTCGTCTGTTCTTCGCATGTAGAGCTTGGCGTTAACAGCATCAGCCTCTGTGCCGTCAAAGTCGTTCCAAGTGTCAATCAACGCAGTGCGGGCGTCGATGGTGTCATTAGGGAAGAAAGCCCTGGTGACAAACCGCCGCTTGATGTCCAGCGCAAAGCGTGCCCCAAGATCCAGCGTGTTGTTGAACTGATACTCAGCAGAGCTAAGGATGTCCCCAAGGAAGTCAAAGGACGTGATGGCGTCAACGTCGGTCACATCATCGATGTTGTCGTCACCGTCAATCACCAGCGCATCAAGGTCGTCGCTGTAGAAGCAGTCAGTCTTGGTGCCTTGGTACGGCGGGGTGTCCTGATCTTCCCTGCGGGTCTGAACCGTGATCCTGCCAACAGCATCAGGGAAGTCCATCAGCACGCTGGTGGCGTTCGTGCTCTTGTTCCCCAGCTCGTCCTCAAACTTGACCAGGATCTCGCCTTCAACCAGCGGCACGATGGCCTCAGTCGAGTTACCAGCAACAGCAGGGATCAGGTCAACAGAGTTAGGCCAAGTTGCAGAGCCATCAGTCAGGTTGCTGTGCTTAACGTGAACAAGGCCATTCACCTTCACGTCAAGGTCAACAGTCTGATCCCAGCGCAAGCGAGCACTGTTGGCGCTGATCGGTTCAATCGACAGGTTCTGCACATCGCCAGGCACTGCCGTCTTGCCGAGCAACGTGAACGTTGCTGTTGCAGTTGCGCTCTGCTTGCCAAGGTAGTTTTTGGCGCGGATCTGAACAGTGAGAGTGCCAGCCTTCAGATTCCGCAGAGTTACAGACGGATTTGAAGTGTCCAGCTCAATGAAGTTGTCATTATCAAGCTTGTATTTGACGCGGAACTCATTGACATTGACCCTGTCGTGCTGCCAGCTCAGATCAAAGCCTGTGTGAACAGTTTGCCCCTCTTGATAAAGGAACTCAGTGCCACTCAAACCTTCTGGCGCAGTTGGCGTGCCGTTCAGATTGCTGATGTCTCGCGTTGTTAGTGCAATGTCTTGTTCAACAGCTGCATAGATTGATTCGTTGTAAGCAACAGCAGTGACGCCCACGGTGCCATCACCACCTTCAGCAACAGACACCACACGATATTGCTGCGATTGAATGTCACTGGTTTGAATCAGGTAAATCGCTTGCGCCTGTGGCGCTTGGCTGAAAGCCTCGCTGACAGTAATGGCAGCACCTGAGATGCTGCTGATTGTTTTTGTCTCAACCAAACCTGTTGGCAGCAGCACTGACAACGTCGGACTTGCCGCCAAATTCACAGACAGATCCGTGTCGCTGTCAATCGTGACGACGGTTGTCGTTGCAGAGCTGACCCTGCCGCTGCGGCGTGTGCCAGCACGCAACGGATCAGCAATGTCGATCACGATGCCTGGGGTTACAGCAATGCCGGCATCAATAGAAACAGCAAAGCTGACTGTTTCTGACAGCAGCCTTTCGCTAGTCAGCAACCACTTGCCCAGCCTGTGCGCTTGGCCCTGGCTGTAGCAGCCGATTGCCTTTACGTCCTTATTAACGATGCCGTACTTTGCAACGGCCTCGTGATCCTCAACGTATTCATATTCAACCTCACCAAGCGTGTCATAACTTTGCCAAGCCACTGTGGCGCAGGTGTGTCGCGCCTTCTCAGCTGTGCCGCTGTAAGTGAACAAGCCATCAACAACGTTGCTAGGGCCGAGCAGATATTGCGAATCAGCGGGCTTGTCTTGACGCAGAACAAGTGAGCCAGCGCCGTAATAACTAATGCCCCTGAAAATGCTAGTTAGCTGCTGAATGACGTTGTAGACCTCATCACGGGTGTTGAGCAGCAGGTTGAGGCTGAAACGTGGCTCTTGCCCGCCTTTGCCATCATCGACAAGTTCCGAGCAATATCTTGAAATTTCATAGAAGTCGAACAGGTCCAATGATGCTTCTGGAACGCCGCACCCATAGCGGGTGTCTGTGAGCAGGTCAAAAAGACACCAGGCAGGGTCATTCGTCCACGTCGCAGCAGACAGCGTGCCATCAAAAAGCCCTGAATAAGTAATGCGGCCCAGGTGTGTTGTGGTGTCAACAGTGCCGTTGCTAGGGATCCTGACCTTTGTGCCACGAATCAGATATTTGCGGAGTGGGATGTTTTGGAACTGCTTTGAGCTAAAACGCAGGCCAGCTAATGCAGTGTTTGGATAGGCCAGCTTCTCGTCTTGAATCTCTGTGTAGCTGCTGAAAAATGTTGAGCTTGCGCGTTTTGTGCTGGTTTCGTCTGCGCTTGTGCGAACAACACGCAAATCGACAGGGAAGCTACCAGTCAGATTGACTAGATAGTCCCGCTGATAGCGGCTGCTGCTTTTGCCGCTAATCGTGTCACTAAGAACGTCGTTATATCCACCGCCGTCATATTGAACCTGAATTTTTATACTGACTGAATTGCCAACAATGTCGCCGTCATCTTCAACCGCCTGAAGTGATGGCACTGTAATCGTCACACGCACGCGATCAATATCTGAGTCAGTGATTGATCGTGTAACTGAAGCTGCATTTGTTACCTCAACGTTTACTGCCCTTTCATTCTGAATCCCACCTGAAGGGTTGGGAATGTGCGGCTGTGCTTGCGTGCCATGCGCAAAAGTTCCGGTAAAGTTGTCGAAATTTACAGATCCGTCGCTGTTTTGAACTGGCGTGTCATCTATAAAAATACTTTTAGCGCCGTCATCTAATCCTTCAATCTCGCCTTCACAAAGCACCTCAAGGATGTTGACAAACTGTTCCGACTTGAGGCTGTCATCCTCCTCCGTCGGAGTTCTGCTGCTGCCGCCGCCGCCTTTGCCACCGCCAGCACCTTGAATCAGCTTTTCGTCAATCATCAGAGAGGGAACCCGGCAGCGTCTGCAGTTTCAAATACCAAGCCATACTTTTTGCGCATACTGAATGGCAAGCCAACAAGCCGTGGGTCAACAGTTTCCCTAGCAGAGTGATCAACATCAAAACCGCTGCTAATCACAGCCGAGCCAATAACAACACGCCCATAGGCTATTGGCACCGCCAAACCCTGCTGGCTGGTGTTGGTGATGCCGCTGAAGCTGAAGTTCTGAATTCGGTTGGCCTCTTTCAACTCAAGCCCTGAGGGTGGCGTGGGCGAAATCATTTGAGAAACACCACCCAAAACCAAGGATGCACCAACAGCAGACAACGCCGTGCCGACGGTCGTCAGTGCTCCAATCGTGCCTGGGGCTAGCGGACCGAAAACACCAAACGCCGAGCTTCCAAACAAGCCAGCGCCAGGGAACAAAAACGATGCGCCGATCAGCAAGGTGCCAAAAATAGCCCGGCCAACACCACCAGAACCGGCAACAACAGGCGTGATGCTGAAGACCTCACGCTCTGACCAAGGCAAGCCCAGCACGCTCACGTCACTAGGTGTCGCCTCTTCTTTGCCAACCCTCACCCGATAAGCAACGCCATCCTGCTCGCTATCAATCAGCCACTTGTCTAGGCCAGGAAAATTCACGCACAGAGCCTTGATCGCCTGCGCTGGTGTTGCCACGTTCAGCTCAAACCGGCACTGCCCTAATCGCTCCCGCAGAGCGCCGTAGACCTTAACGACTTTCATGACGTATCGCCCGGTCTGTGGCCTTCAAATAATAGCCACCCAGTAAATCCCTAGAACTCAAGCGGCCCTGCACATGATGCAAAATCTGCTGCTCGCCAAGGTAAATGGCAGCGTGGTTTGGGACAGGTGACTGCAGGTTCATCAGCAGCAGATCACCGCGCTGCAGCTGCTCAACTGGCACCCGTGAAAACCCTTCCTTGGCAAAGTTCTCCACATACATGTTCTCCCCGTTGTGCCACCACTGATCACGGCGGTGATAGTCGCTCAACGTGATGTCGTACTCACGCTGAAAGAAGTCACGCACCAACGTGTAGCAGTCCACAATGCCGTGGACAAACTCACGGCCTACATATTGCAGCTCAAAGCCCTCAGGCTCGCAGTAGCCCCAGCCCTCAGTTTTTGGGTTGACGATGAACCAAGGCAAGCCGGACTTTTCACAGGCAACACGGTCAGCTTCTGACGGCTTGGGGTTCGTCACAGGGTGACTGTGAACGATCGCCACCACCTCGCCCTTGTCCTCCACCTCATGCCAGCCATCGAGCACAAAATGCTCATCAGGCGTCTGGGCAATGTTGCGACAAGGAAAATAACGACGCCTGCCCTTCACAACAGCAACTAGCCCGCAGGCTTCTTTGGGGAACTCATCCTTAGCGTGCTGCAGGATTTCCGCTTGCATCGTCGCAGTCAACTTCATCGCGTCAGACCAGCTCCGGGGAATGATCCAAACGGCAGCGTTCCGTTTTCACCAAATCGCAGCTTGCAAGATGCAAGACGCTTGCCGCACACATCCTCAGCCAACGTGCTGACGCTATTGCCATTCACATCAAAATAATCAGTTCCCGTATAGCTGCACTCGCTGCTCCTGTAGATCCATTGGCAGGTGTTAGCCACAATTTGCCGCTTAGGCAGTTTCTGCCCGACAAGGTCAAACTCACTGGCAAGCTCAAAGGTGACAACGTCGCGGGTCTCTGTTGCCTTGCGATTGATGCGCCAAATCTCCGTGGGGAACCTGGCGTTCGGGTCCGCTGTTGATTCACCGTCTAGATAACGCTTGAGGGTGCGGATCCGCTTGACCGTCGCGCCCGTCAGATCATTGCCCGTTGTTGTGGCATTGACCAGCGCCAGCAGCGTGGTCATCGTCCCGTCAAGGTTGGCAATGCTTAGCGTCGGTTGCGGAAGCGTGCCACCAGAGCGCATCTCAAAACCATCAGCCTGAACAGGGAAGCGCGTGTAGGCGTTGCCATCAAACACGATGTTGCCTGTCACGTTTGCATTGCTGCCAGCGTGAAACCGATAAACGTCAGAGCTGCCGTGCAGCGTGCTGTCTAAGTGCAGCTCAAACAGCTCGATGATCGCGCTAGGCGCAAGAACAGAAACATCCTCGTAAACGCTGCTGATCGCAGTCCAGACAACAGTGTTATCAGTGATCGTGCTGTTGATGTCTGTCGGCCAGCTCGGCTCACTGGCAGCAGAGGTGCCAGCTGTTGTGCACCGAAACCACAGGCCACTTGCTTGGCTCGTGGTGGCCCTGCGTATATCACCAACAGAGAAGGCGGTGCTGGCTGCCCAGGCTGCTACTGCTGCCATTACGGTTCAAAGACTTGGCGGAAGGTGGCGTTGATTGTTGCCAAGTTTGCGTATGGGATCGTTTTTGTCCAGCTGGGGCAGACCCACTTGTAAGAAGTAGAGGAGCCTGGCGGTTGCCAATCAAACGACGCACCATCATCAGCGCGAGCATCCAGAAACGTTTCAATCGTGTCTGAGTCAGTCTCTGAGATGTTCTGAAAGATCAGCGTCCATTCTTTTGGGTTCTGATTCAGGCCGTAATTCAGACGCAGCTCATAGCCATCACCGAACTGCACACGCCGCAGCCTTGGTGCGCTGTTCTTCTGCGCGTTGTAATCAGGATCAATAGAAGGGAAGGTGGCCATAATCAGACTGTTGCAAGCAGACCGCCAGGACGCTTCTGCTTCAAGATTTCAGTTTGAACAGCAACGCCAATAGCTTTGCCCAGCTGTGACGCCTGTGCGCTGTCACCCTGCACTGAAGAACCTGAAGCATCAACACTGACATTCACGGTAGTGGCCCCGCTGCCAGACGCCTCAACACCGAGGCGACCGCTGCGACCACGACGCAAGGGAAGGATGCCCTCTGGCCCGGCCTCCCCCATTAACCCCATTCCATTGGCCATCGGGAACAGCGTTGACTTGTTTACAACCCCGCCATAAGCAAACGGCGTGACCTGACCGCCTTGTAAAACACCGCCTTTGGCGAAAGGCAAGATCGATCGCAAGCCAAAGTTGATGAACAGCGATGCAGCCTGTTTGAGCAGGCCGCTCATCACACTTGCAAGTGATTTGCCTTGAACGATTGCATCAGTCAAACCGTTCACTAATCCTTCCCTAATTGTGGCTTTTATGTTTTCAAATAACTGCTGAGATTCTGTCAACTTGCTGTTTAATTCATCTTGCTTGTTCAACTGCTCAGCCAGTGCTGCACCTGCAGCAAATTGCTCAGCCTCAAGCTGATCTGCAGCAGCCACTGACGCCTCAAGGTCTGCTAAGAAAATTGCAAGATCAACAGACATTTCCTTAGTTGCACTAGCTGCACCACTTGTGCCACCAGTGACGATGGGGCTGAATTGCGTTTCTGGCAAAGTAACTGCACCCAGCCCAGTGCCAGCGCCGCCTGCTCCTAGCCCAGCAAATCGTTCTTCAATACTTTTGAAAAGCTCGCCAATAAGCTGCTGTGAACCCGCAATAGCTGCAGCACCAGCGCCAACACCAAGCACTGCGCCAATCTTGCCGCCTTTACCCAGTGACGCACTGGCGGCCTGTAAGGCAATAATGCCTTGCTGAATAACAAGCCTCGCCTTTTCAAGGTTAAAGAGCGTGCGAGTTATCTTCACAACTGTGTTGAGGTTGGTGATTAACGCTGTGAACGCCTTGCCAGCAGCAACACCAACCATCGCGCTGCCAAACAAAATGGCAGCTTTTGTCATGAAGCCAAAAGCCTCAAGAATCACAGGCAAGTTATTAGTTACATTCTCCAAGAAAGTCTTAAAGCCTAGAGCTACAGCATTTAATGCAGGCAGCATGGCGTCAAGCAATACTGCGCCAACCTCAGCAAATTTGATTCCTATTTCTGTAATTTGATCGTTAAAAAGCTCAGCATTTTTCGCAAAATTCTCGCTTACATTAACGCTAAATTTTTCAAGGGATTCAGAGCCACCATTCAGCAACGTGATCAGCTTTGCACCAGAGCGGCCAAAGATGTCCATTGCAACAGCTGCCTTTTCTGGCCCGTCAGGCAGTTGCGCAAACTTGTCAGCAATTTCACCGAGCAACTTGTCAGATGGCTTAAGACTGCCATCTGCTTTCTTGACGCTGATGCCCAGCTTGCCGTAAGCGTCAGCGTAAGTTTTGACGCCCTCAGCAGCCTCAACCTGTGTCTGGGCCAACTTGCGCAGGCCAGTTTCAATCTCGCTTTGACTTACATCCGCGAGCTTGCCTGCGTTGACGTAAGCCATCAACGTGCCTGAGGCAATGCCTGTGCGAACGCTCAGCTTGCCAAAGGCATCAGCAGTGTCTAAAAGGCTTTTGCCCAGAGCCGCAATACCACCAACAGCAGCAACAGCCAGCAAGCCTTTGAAAGCTGCGCCGACGCCACGCACGGCCATGCCAAGATTCTTGGCCTTGCCTTCAACGCCCTGCATGGAGTTGCCAAGGCGCTTGATATTATTTTCGCCCTTGGTTTTGGCGTCGATTAACAGACCAAACTTGGCAGCCATTTACTTGCTCTCCTTGTTCAGGATCTTGACCGCCGCAGCCTCCATGACTTGCAAATTCTCAAGCACGGTCGGCTGATCCTCAACTTCATACAGTCTAAACAGCCATTCAACAGCTGAATAGTCCAGCCCACAAACGCCTGACATCGTCGTGCGCCATTGCGTCTGACAACGCAGGAACATCTCAACAGCAGGCCAATTATCAGGCCACACCTCAAAATGCTCAGGCGCATTAGGCTCAGGCAACGCCAAGCCAAACGCTTGGGCATCAGCCATCAGCTCTGACTTGTCATCAGGGCCGCTGAATAGATACTCAACGGCCTCCTCTAGTTTTTTCTCTTGGCTCCCTGCTTGCTTTCCAGATAAGCGCCAGCAATCGCGCTGGCCATCATCGGCACGTCCAGCAGCTCGTCACGCTTGGTGATGCTGTAAGGCAGTTCCTTGCCGTCCTCATCCTCAACGCCTGCCCAGCCTGTCATCACCTCGCGGGCGATCTCAACGTCAGAGAGATTGCCTTCACCGCTTAGCTCAGCAATCTCCAGCAGACGGCTTTGCGTCAGGTCTTTGAACTCAACATCAAAAGTGACCCGCTCGTGTTTGCCCCCATCAACAGGGACATCCACAGAGACAGGCCACTTGTAGGTGTTGGACTTCTTAAGGACGAATCCCATAAAAGGAAAAATTCATCCCAAAACTAGCGCATCAAGTCAAGGCCAAACTATATTCGTCGTTCCCAGATGTTGTCGGGGTTGCTGTGTAGTCAAAGTTCAGCATCTGAACGCCGTCAGAATCTGAGTAGCTAACAGCAGACAAATCAGTCTGAGGTGCGCTGAAGGTGAAGATGTTGCCAGCAGTTTGGCCATGCTGGAACGTGTTGTTTCCAGTGGAAGTGCCAGTAATGTCGCTGAAGTAGTTGTGCGTCGCCATCAGCTCAGCCTCAAGGACAATGCTGCCGCCAGGGCGACGGTCAGTGATCAGCACTTCCTTGCTGCCACCAACCAGCTCGCGGTAAACGCTCTGATTGTTTTGATCAAAGCTGAACGACTGCACAGCGCCGGCATAGCTGAACAGCTGCTGGCTGGTGGTGTTGCCGTTCTTGAACAGCACCGGCTTGGCTTGGTTTTGGTACGTCGGCGTTGCGTTTGAAACGTCTGTCGGCTCGTTATAGATGCCAACCATCGTGAAGCTGATGGTGGGGATTTGGCCGATCTCTGCGGAGATAGAGAACGAGCCACGAGCGCCAGTCACTTTCTGGCGGACGCCATCTTGGAAAAAGTAAATGGTGACAGAGTCAAAGCTACTGCTCACCGGCGCATAGGTGACTGAGGTGCTGGCCACGATTGTTTCGCTGTTGCCGCAAGCCTTGAGCAGCGGACCGAAAGCAGGGGCGGTGCCGGCTGAGCCGGAGCCGACCATTTCAACCTCAAAGGTCACCTCAACACGCTGAAATGCGTGAAGCACTTCATAGTTGCCCATATAACCGCGAATCAGCTCACGCTCAACAGCGTCAGACTGAAAAGGGCTGATCTCAAGACTGCGAACAAGGATCGCATCTGCAGAGCCTGTTGGCGTTGGATCGGTTCCGTAAGTTGACTCCTCTTTCGCCAACAAGAGGCGTTGACTTGTTCTAAGTGCCATTGGTCAAAACCTCAGTTGGAGACAGGAAGTTGACTATCAGAACCCATAATAGTCACGGGCCTTGAGTCAGGTCAGCGAGCCGGGTGCGGTAACGCACTAGATATTCAACACCAATCACACCAGCTGGCTGGTCAGCGTCAACCATCTCAAATGTTGTCGTTCCTGGCTGCACGTCGATTGCGTAACCGCCGAGCGTCAGATCAGCCATGATTTTGCTGTGCAGACTCTCAACAATCGGGTCTGCAACCTCATCAGGCGTGTCGCCTCGCACGATCACAGACACACGCACTGTGAGCGACCAGTCCAGCGTTGGAAGGCTGGTGTTTTGCTCTGGTGTATCGCTGATTGCCTCAACAACCAATGCAGGGCTTTCACCACGCTGCAACGGCACTACACGGCTTCTATAGATGCGCGTGCCAACGTCGGTCGTTCCGCTCAGGCTGCTGACGATGTCATCAAGAATGTTTTCCCGCAGCGTCGTCATGTCAATTCACCGAAAGCCAAGCTTGCATTGCTTCTGACCCACCAACGCCAGAAACAGTCACGCGAACATATCGGCAGTTGGCGCGGTAGTGCGATGCAGTCGTTCCGCTGCTGTGTGCTCTGCCATTGCCATGCACGCCATCGTCATCGTCATCAGCGGCCTGGGCCTCAGCGTGCGGTTGCTCTTTTAATGGCCACCAAATCGTTCCATCTAGCGAGCCTTCATCAGTGATCGTCACAGTCCCGTTGCTGACCTTGTGGACGATCGTGAAAAAGGTGCTTGAGATTTGCGCTGCAGGTGTGCTGCCGTTTGCAGTCAGCTCATCCCAGCCGTGATGGTTGAAGTCGTTGTCAACGTAATGACCGAGAGGGCTCATGTCTTCTGCAGCGAGATTTCACAAAGCAGTCCGTCATCAATTAAGCGCGTCTCGCGCACTGTGTAAGCAACAGAATCGACGGTGATGCTGGTGCCAGCTGTAAGGGTGCCAAAGTCAGAAGCCTTGGCGGTGATTTGGTAGTCAGTGCTGAGCACCATGTCACCAGCCAAGACTTGACTGGGCTGATCGAGAATGACATTCGCCGTCGTTGCGCCTGACGTTGCAGACACATTGAAGTCACCTAGGAAAACTCCCAGATCATCAGCGAGCGCATCAAATGCCATCAGCCGTACTTAGGAAAAGCAATGCCCTTGACGCTAACTGCGCCGGTTCCAGTACCACCAGCAACAGTGATGACAGCTCGCACATAACGGCGACAGTCATCA